TATTTATATAAATAGTGCGGGGTACTAGTACCCCGCACTATTAAATTATAATTTATCTTACGGTAACTTTTATTGTGGCTGTATATGATGGTGTAATACCAATAGACGTGGCTGTAATAGTAGTACTACCACTTGTTAAAGCAACTATTTTACCAGCTGTTGTTATTGAAGCAACTGCAGAAGCAGAACTTGTAAAAGTAACTTGAGATGGTGCCGCTAATTTGAAAGAATAATTTTGGTTTGTAACGGCGAATGCGGACACATAAGTAGTTGCCCCGACTGGAAGACTTATATCGCCACCAGCAATAACCATGTCTACAACATTATCCGCCCATGTTGTGTTTACAATATGTTCCACAACTCTAGCATAGATTGGCTGTCCGCCACACGCAGCTATCTCTTCTGGTGTTGACGGGGTATATGCCAATGCAGTTGCCTCGATTGGAGTTGTTGCAACTCCGTCTCCAGCCGTGTTAATAGTAAAAGCACCGCTTAACTGCCCTCTTGGAACAATTACTTGGACAGAACCAATTTTATTGGAAGTAATGTCCGAAGAGTTAAGCTGATAATCTAGAACTAACTTAACAATTTTTGGAACGCTGTTTGCGGGGATAGTAAATTGATTCCCAGCGGTATTGTTTTTAGCAAAATAGCGGACACAATAAGCTTGCGATTTTGGAGCATTTGTAGGAAGAGTGAAGCTTCCACTAGTACTAATAGTAACTTTATATGTTGCCCCTGTTGCTTGGTCTGTTGCCCAACCAAAAAGCGGTTTACCGCTTTCAAAAGCCAACGGGCATCCAGATACAACGCCAGAGCCAGTAGCACTTACGGTTACACCTTCTTGAGCATAATAATTTCCAGAATCGATGTCAGAACCAACTGTTGCAGCAAGCATACCCAGGTTCCACTGAGTATCCTCTATTGTGAATTTAAGTTCTCCAGTATGAAAGTATGTATATTGTAATTGATTACCTTTTCCACCACGTACTGGCGTTGACCCAAGTGTAGCTTCTATAGAATTATTGGAAAGGGTTTTTCCAATAAACACTAAATTATCTGCATCGTCATACGCATATACGTCTGGTACAGATGTAAGAAATTTGCGATAAGCCATAATTTAACCTCCTGTTTGTTTGGCGCTAAACGCCAACTTTTTCTTTTAATTTGTCTAATTCAACAGACACATCACTATATTTGTCTGTATCGTCTATATTTGACAGCCAATGTTTTATGACTGATTTATCTTTAAATTCTACAAACCCAGAAAGGGACGCAGATAGATAAATTTTATAATGTACATAATTGTCATATCTTCTAATTGCTTTTATAAATTTTCTGTAAGGCATTGAATATATATAATCAAACTCCCACCCTGTAACAACAGAAAGAGATATAATGTAGTCTTCTAGAGAAGCTGGATTTTCATTATTCGACTTATTCTTATATCGCCTCGCATCTTCTAAGGATTTCCTTACTTCAATAGACATATTTTCATCAGGTAGCTCTATCATGTTTTGCTGAGAGATTATATTTCTTATCTCTTCAAAATCAAAACTATAAAATTTTTCATCTCCTATAATAAAATAAGGTTCTCCATTTTCATATCTGTATCGTTTAAGACTTTCCATTGGGTCATTGAAGGATGAATCATCTTTTAAACATAACCCAAGTAGTCTGTCAAAATATGCCAAATACGGCTCAGCATCTTTTACTGTATTTAAGTAATATAAATATTTCAGATATGACATTGATATTATTTCTGGATTTGGAGAGCTATTTTTGTCTAATGTTAGGCAAGATGAATACAAAGCCAGGGGCATAACATCTTTTACAATTATTGGATATATTTTTATAGACCTGTATTTTATAGGTAAATCAAAAGTAGTGTAATAAGAAACATCCATAATATTTTCCTTTTGATTATACCGATAGCATTGAGAATATAATTTGTTTACCAGCAAATGGAATTTGCCCAGCTTCAAAAAGCCTAGAGCTATTGTCTAATGTTTCATTGAAGGACAGTAAACCTATTCCTCCAACATCGGCGCCATTAAATGTTGATAGGAGTTCTTCGGCAATAGTATCTATTCTTGTTTGATAGTTACTCATATGATTTATTTTATAATGAGAAAATATCTCCATAGACACTTCAAGCAACCCTATTGTTCTGTTTAAGCCGATTGCGTGATATGGGGCAATTCTTACTAATGCTATTTCATTGACCATAACATCTGGTTGTTTCAAATCCATAAAAACATTATATTTTGAACTATCTGCCTGCCCGGCATATATTAATTGTGCTTTTTCCTCTTGAGTAAGATTTGGCTTACTCCAGGCGTCGGCATCCGTATATTTTAGAAGTTTCCAAATTAATTCATTGTGTTTCATCATGTATTTTACACAATTGTAAGAAATTTTCGAAAATATCCTAAAATCGTTGTATGCCTCTTGCCCTATAATATTATTTTCAGTTTGAGACGTCATATAACCATGCTCCACGAAGCGAAATGTCGTACAAGAATACTCCTGGATAATTCGGAGTTGTAATCCGAATTGTCAAGTTCGAACTAACATCTTTTTCTATATTCTTTATTTTAAATGAATTTCCATCTATTACAGTAAATTCAAATTTTGAAGGAGGAACGTTGTTTGGAATACATTCAATAGAAAAAGCGTCAGGCTGTTCGACACCATTTTTATATAATTTTATAAAATATGTTTTTGTGTCTCCCTCCAGCACATAATTAGAATTCGGGTCAATCAGAATACTGTATATATCCTCAGCTATCTCAACAACTGATACTTGGCATTCTGTCTTAACAGTTGAATCTTTTATTTTTGCTATTATTGTGCACTCCCCTACATCAACAAATGAAACAACACCACCCGAATCAACAGTTGCTACGCTAGGATTAGATGTCATCCATTCTATTGCTCTTTGAACAGTATTCCCGTTATATTTTACAGATGCAACAAGTTGCTCTTTTGCTCCTATTGCGCCTACCAGCCCGGCTTTATTTAAATCTATTTCATACCGAATTGTGTTTGCGTCAGCAATTCCGTTGACAACGTCGTCTTGGTTGATATTTACAAAGTCTGCAATCAAATCAAGGGTTAATATTCTAGCGTCTTGCCAATTATAGGTTGTTGTATTCTTAAAATCATTTATTCCCGTTCCTATAATTTTATATGCCATCCAGTGATTAGGATTACCAAATAAAAATCTCTGGTTTTCATTAATCAAGTTTGTCCTTGTATTGAACTGTGTTTCTATATGAAGAAACCCGCCCGGTGTAGGAAAAGGGGAACCCTGGGTCATATAGTTTCTAGGTTCTTTCACTACATATTCTATTGCGCATGGCTCTATGTATAATGCCCCTGTTTTCTCATCTATCCAACGCAGTGTATTGTTACATCTTCTTACTGTGCAAGTAGAGGTTATGTTTTTATATTTTTCAATATTCACAGTTAGCCAAATATTATTATCAAATTTATAGTAAGTTCCAAGCTCTGGGGATTTTGATATATCTTTAAAAATAAGAGTTTTCCAATCATCCCCGAGCTTTAGCCCTGTCTCAGCGTTTATAACCCCATCTATTCTAACATCTACTTTAGAAAACGTAAATGAACCAACGCTTGTTTCTTCGTATATTTCCCACCAATTTGGAGAGTTATAAAATTGAGCATCTATTGTCCTTTGCAACAAATCTATATATTGATTTTTTGGAGTTTCTGTTTTTATTGAGTCCAAATTTATTCTGGAAGATTTATAATTATATGCTGCCATTTTAGCCTCAACTAAACATTTGAGAATACCAATTGCCCCAGTTTATCTTTTTGTGGCTATAATCTGTGAGCATTTGAGAGCATTCTTCTTTCATTGCATTTAAATATTCTTTCTTTTCTCTGAGATTTAATGCCTCTGAAGAAATGTTGAAGCCTCTGCCTTCTACATGCAAATTCATTTGTGTTATATCATTTATAACTTTCTCATACCAGTATTTAAGCATTAACTTTGCAAGTATAACCTTGTTTTCCAAGCTTAGCTCATTATCAAATGTTTTTGTCGTTTTGTCATATGTGAGAGGCTGGTCGCATATTCCGCTAAATTCTGCAATCGCAAAAATAAGCCATGGCTCAAGATAAGTTTCGAAATCCTCTGGAGAGAATTCGACTAAATCTTGGAGCCTATAATCGTTCACCAGGTGCATAAAAAGCTCATAAACTTCTCCAAGCGGTGTTCCCATGTGTGTAACCTCTCTTCTTTATTTTTTATTCTTCTTCTGGCGCGACATTAGAAATATTTTTTAAATATTCAATTGAGTCCATTATTTTTTTATTTGAAACTCTTTCTAATGCGTCAATTGAATCTAGCGACATTGCGCCTTTGCTTTCAGCTAGTTTGTTCATTACAAACTCTATTATGATTTCTTTTTGTGCGTCATTGGCAGATTGATATATTGAAATAACTTCTTTCGGAGAAGCAGTTAGTACTTTTTCTATTTGTTCTTTGGTTAATATACCCTCATATACATCGTCTAATCCGTTTGCCCGGACAACTTTCTTATCGGCGATATAAAAATAGCCATTTGAAACAAAAGATGGGTTGGCTTCCATAATATTAAGCAAGTCTCTGTACAATATTCTTTTTGTTTCTCCAAATTTTGTAAACTTTTTAATATCTCCGCCACCATTGGGTCTTGTACTTAAGATAAGTGTATGAGGAACTAAACTAATAACTTTAATATATTCATCTGGCCGAATGTCAGTTATATCATTTTTAGATTCTGACTGTGCTTCTAGTTCAGCGAGTCTAGCGCGCAGAGCAGCTATTTCTTGTTCTTTAGCTTCCTCTGGCGAAAGAGTATCGGCGTTTTTTGTATTCATTTTTTCTCCTATAAAATTTTATTTGTGGGGGCGGATAAACCGCCCCCTCTAGGTTAAAAAGCTTATGATAAAACAATTTCTCCGGCTACTGCATTTGTAATAGCTGCGGTACCCCAGGACTTCAGGGTAGAAGCCTTTTGCAAGAGATTTTGTCTATCGAATGGGCTGTCGGTTATAGTCATAGTTGTACCTTCGAGAACAACTTTAACAATCTTCTGTGAAGAAGGAGATAAGAAGTAAATTCTCTTGTCATTTAATTTGAGACCGAAAGGATTCTTCCAATCTGCAACTTGTGGCATAACCATTAAGTCAACGCCCTTGAAGTTTCTGATATAACCAATTCTTGCATATTCACTATCGAGCTCATAACTCCAGTGGCTATCTGAGGCACTTGGAACAACTGCCGAGAGAGCTTGCAAAGTACCCATAGCAACCACTGGGGCGCCACCGTTCCACGCCTGCACTGATTGAGCAATACGAATAAATTCTGTTTCTGAAAATCCGGTCATCTTTAGATTTAGAGGAGAGCCACTCTGGATATTATCCATTGCTGTAGCAAACGTGTTGTAAATATCTATGGTAAGTTCATACTCAAAAGAGCGATTTACGCGAGCAATATAATCTGCGAGAGATTCCTTGCCTTGTAGCACCTTAATGAGAGAAACACCAACAGTCAACTCGTGTGCGGTAGGAAGCACAGCAACCTGCCCCATGTATTGCTTTTGCATTTCTGTAGTGCGTTTTCCAAGCCGACTTGACTTAGACACAATAAACAAATCCCTGGGTTTAATATCGAACACATAGGAATCGCCCCAATCCATGTTTCTGATTTCCGAAAATGCACTGATATTAGCAGGAATTGTATTCGGGAAAATCATATCGACAATGTTGTTTACAACGGCAAACATCGCCCAGTTCAAAACAGGGTGTGAGCCCCAAGTAGCTACAGGGAAGGCGTCCACATTTTGAATGCCGGCAACACGCATAATTTCTTTGCGAAGAGCTGCATTTAACTTGTCTTCTTTTTCAGAAAAAGAATATTTTGTACTATATTCACGAGTGCTATCTTTCTCGTGTTCGGCCAAGTAGTGATTATAATAATCGGCAGCCATTTCATAGACGCCGAGATTTTCTTGACCAGCAAATTCAACTAATTTATCTGAGATTCTCATTTTTTATTCTCCTTTTCTTTTTTTATTAGTCTGCAACGCATACAAAGCGATATGCAGTTACCCGTTGTAAACTATTAGGAGCACCGGTTGTCGGGAGAGGAATGTAAGTAACTTCCAGCAATTTCAAACTTGTAGCGTTTGCTGTTTGAGTTGCACCCCAGGTTAATAGTTTTGAGCCGTCTGCGGCATTAACAAACGGAGTAGAACTACCGGAAAAAGTTCCTCCCAGCGCTTCATCTGTCATTGTAATAATGTCATATTTTGCTAATTTGATAGCGGGGAATGGATACCCAGC